TATGGAGGAGAAACGCAAAAGAACACCAAAAGAAGTCTGCGAAAGCAAAAAACGCTACGTTGACAGAATCTCAGCAGAGATAATGCTTACCAAATACAGGATTCTCAACAAAGGCAAAAAGAGAGCCAAGGGGAAGACTGTTTGGGAAAATCACGCCTACCTTTGTTATGTATGCAAAGGTTGGCACTTGACATCCAAATTAAGAAAGGATTGATATGACTAGCGTTAGATACGCTAATAAGTTAGCCAAGGCAACTTGCTGTTATTGTAATGCTCGTCTGCCTAAAAGAGTTTCCTACCTATACGAGCCATCACTAAATGCTTGGATGTGTAAAGATTGTTGGAACAAAAGAAACTAGGAGAGGATTGGTATGGTTAAGACAATGTCAGCAAATCGGGTAGTTATTTGCCCTGTATGTAAAAAAGAGATTGAAGTCCGTTCAGGCTTTGCTCATCACACTTTGGCTCGTCATATGAAAGAACACAAAAAATGAAAGAAATCCTTAAGTCTTTATATAGATGGCTTACGGAAGACGAACCTAGAACCTGCCCCTGTGGTAAATGCAATCCAGACTGCCTAAGAAGAGTAGGGGGGTAAACTACAAAATGATTCTCAATATGCTCCAAGATGAAATTGACGAGGCTATACGAGTAGGTACTACACGCTATCGTCGCAAGATTGACAGTGTAGATAAACCCAACTACGCCAAAGGTAAAGAAGACGGAAGCCTAGAGCATGACCTCAATGCTGCTATTCGTTCTGCTCTTGCCGAGTGCGCTGTGGCTCTTGTTACTGAGCAAGTGTGGGGTGGTTCTTACACATACAGCAATAGGTTTCATCAATACAGAAAACACCTTGCAGATGTAGGCCAAAAGACTGAAGTACGAACAGTTCGTACAAAAGATACTATTCCTATCTGGGAAAAAGACAAAGGCAAAACAATCGTTGGCTGTGAAGTAATTGACCCAGAGCGTTTTACAAAAGTCAAAATCTTTGGCTATGTAATTGCAGAGGATGCTATGCAACCTCAGTACTTTGACCCTAGCCCAAAAATGAATGGCTGGCGTTACCCAACCAATCTCCTCCTTCCCATAACCCCCCCTTCTTGGCTAGAAGTCTCCCTCATTGACTAACGGAACGAGAGCGCGAAAAAATGAAGTTTTCATTGTATAGAAAGTTATTAGCCAAGCCCTTTTGGTTTATCCATGACCAAGCAGACTGGTTCAACCGAGTTGGCTGCTACATTGCTTTTGGTAAGAATTGGCGCACAAAACATGACACTTCTCTATCCAATTGAATAGGGAAGTGTAAATCGTCCAATAAATCGTCCAATATGAACATTAGATTTGGACTTGACTAGGGCTTATATTTCGTACATACTTAGGTCTAAGTGTGTATAATTGTATAGCGTACACACGCACACAAACAGAGGAGAAAGATGTTGAACTGGCAAGATCCATTTAAGTTAGCGTTTGAAATGGCTTTATCCATCATTGGTTGGGGTCTAGTCTTTATTGTCGGAGCCTTTGGCGTTGTACTGGCATACTCAATTGGTAAGGCTGTAGTTTCAGTCTTCACTAAAAAATCAAAAAATAAAGATAGACCTGTTGATGTTGCTTATAAAAAGGCAATCCAAGATTTACAAAAAATTGGAAAACTTAGAGCCGTCAAAGACGAGGAATAACCTATGGACGTCAAATACAGTTCTGACGTCCAAGTGGAGTTAGTAAAGCACAGCGCATCTGACCAAGATGTTGCTTTTGCTGCCAGAGTCTCTACTCAAGGAGAACGCTCTCTGGGCTACCCAGAAACAGATGAAAAGAAACTTAGCGGTCTTATTGGCTTTCTTATGCGTGACAGGCATGGTTCGCCCTTTGAGCATTCTGTCTTTACCTTTTATGTAAAGGCTCCTATTTTTGTTTGGCGTGAGCATATGCGACATCGCATAGCCTCCTATAACGAAGAGTCTGGTCGTTATCGTGTCTTGAATCCAGAATTTTACATTCCTAATAATCAAAGAAAACTTCTTCAAATTGGTAAGCCTGGAGCCTATGTTTTTGAAGAAGGAAGCACAGAGCAGATGGCTATAACTATGGTCAACTACCGACATTCTTGCGAAGAGGCGTATAGGCGCTATGACGAGATGATTCGTCATGGAATTGCTAGGGAGGTTGCTCGTGGAGTTCTTCCACTAACAATTTACTCTTCTGCATACGTCACAATCAATGCCCGCTCCCTTATGAACTTCCTAAGCATTCGTCGCAATGTTGAGGGTCAGCGTTTTCCATCTTTTCCTCAAAGGGAGATTGAAATGGTTGCTGAAAAGTATGAAAAGGTTTTTGAAGAATTGATGCCCTTGACTCACGCTGCTTTTGTGAAAAACGGAAGAGTGGCTCCATAGTGGGAAAAATAAAAGAACATTTTATGGACCAGTATGACCAAGGGTATAAAAATGGATACCACGATGCTATTCACGAAATGATTTGGGAATGCGGCGACTGTGGAAACAAGTACGACCCTTTAGTTACTACTTGTCCAAATAAACATCTCCACAAGGCAATTTTAGGAAAACACGATGTCTGAAGGTCTTGCTTATTGCTATGCCCGTGTATCTACTCAGATGCAGGTAGAAGATGGAATAAGTCTTGATGCTCAAGAAAAACAACTTCGCTATGCTGCTGAGTCTCAAGGGTATGAAGTAGAAATGCTTCGTGAAGAAGGTCGCTCTGGTAAATCAATTAAGGGTCGTCCTGTTCTCAAAAAAGCATTAGAAGATTTGGACAATGGAAAGGCTCAAGCGCTTTTTGTCACCCGTCTGGATAGACTTGCTCGCTCAACTAGAGACTTCTTAGATATTGTTGACCGCTCTCACAAAAACGGATGGCGCTTAGCGTTACTTGATTTAGGTCTTGACACTGCGACGTATCAAGGACGCTTTGTAGTAACGATTATGTCAGCCATGGCTGAAATGGAGCGTGGAATGATTTCTCTTCGTTCTAGAGACGTTCATCAAGATAGAAGAAATAATGGCAAAGTTTGGGGAGTTGATTTAGGCCCACTTCCCCTAATTACTGAAACAGTTATTGATAGAATCATAAATGAAAGAAATCTTGGTTTATCGTATAAAATGATTGCTGATAACCTTAATAACGCCTCTGTACCTACCGTTTTAGGCGGAGAAAAGTGGTACGCTTCTACTGTAAGAAAAGCGTATTTACGCATTAAATAACATTTATCTTTTTATTATCTTGTAAAATTATCCTTGGAAGAAACAGAATTATTTCTGTTTAATGCTTTGTCTATGGTGGGAGTATTGCCTTGCTCCGGCGTGTAAAAAATTCTTCAAAGGACGTTCGCAAGAGAGCAATCGTCTATCTACTTTCCATCCCCTTAATCTCATTTTTGTATGGGATACTTAGTCCAACAACCGCTATGGCTGACGAAGCCCAATCTCCGAGTGGGGGTGATGCTGGGAACACTAATACTGAAAGTTCCAGTGCGTCGTCCGGAGGTGATCCACAAGTTTCTTCAGGGAGTTCAGCGCCAGAATCCTTAACTGAAGCGACAACTGTTGTAGCAACAGCAGAATCTACTGTAACAACTCTTGAAACAAAAGTAGAGCAAATAGCGGAGGTAGCATCATCAATAACATCACCAACAACAGAAACAACTCAAGCAGTTCAAACTGCAACTACAGAAGTACAAGAAGCCAGTAGTGCTACGCAACAAGCAGCAACAGCAGTTGAAACAGCCCAAACGGCGGCTACAAGTGCGGAAACTGCCAATCAAACTTTGGCCCAAGCAACCACCTCAGTTGAGACCCAAACAACGGTAGTAGAAAACGCATCAACAACATCAAATACAGCAGCAGAAGCAGTTACAACACAGACAGCAGTTGTAGCAGAAGCCCAGACAGAGGCTAACGCTGCTAATGCAGCAGCAGCAAATGCAAGTTCAAGCGTCACAACCACAGAGACTTTTACTAACAACTCAACTACAGTAGTAACTGTAACTACTGGTGACACAACAGTAACTTCATCTACCAGTTCCACAGGGGTATCTATTGGTGGCAACTGGAACACTCAACAAACTTCTGGTTCTGGTCTTGTAATTATCAATCCGACAAATGATGTAGTTATCAACGTAAACCCGACAGATACGGGGACAGTCACTGAAGTAACTATGGGTGTGTACGCCAAAAATGGCGATACAAATATTATTACTTTGAATTCAGATGGAACTTCAACAACTACTGTATTAAATAATAACGTGTCTCCAGAGACTCAGGCAGTTGGATACACTTCTACAGAAACAGTTACTGGAACAGACATAACAACAGT